ACTATTTCGATTACTACGGACTAGATTATGAGACTCTTAAAAAGAACGCTGAAGACCACGAATTCATTTGTGATATTACTAGAAACGAATATTTCCTTGGTTTAGACCGAGCAAAAAAAAGAGAATATGACCTAGAACCATTTCTCCCCCTAGAAAATCCTTACGAACAAGGCACAATTGATTGGATTAAAGAAGAAATACGCAATTGTAAATCAAGTATCACACACTTTTGTCAATACATAAAAATAAAACACGTAACAAAATCGTATATACAATATCAACCCTATCTTTTCCAACAAAAATATTATAAAGCTTTAGCTACTAGTAAATATACTATTACCGATAAATGTAGACAGGTAGGTATGTCAGTTGCTACAACTGTTTATATTTTATGGCTCTGTCTCTTCAAATATGACCAGACTGTAGATATTATTTCTATTAGTGACCGGGAATCAAAGTCTTTCTTAGAAAAATTAAAAGGTACTTATGATAATTTACCAAAATGGTTTAAATCCGTTCCGTATTTCCAAAAAGAAAAAGATAATGAACACTCTATAAAATGGAGAAATGGTTCTTTCGTACAATCTCTGCCAAAAACTAAAGAAGGTTCTCGTTCTGGTTCTCTTTCTTTATTGGTGTTTGATGAAGCAGCGTTCATCGATTACATGGAATCACAATGGAGAGGTTCATATTATACTGTCGCTCGAGATAAAGATTCAAAAGCCTTAGTAATTTCAACTAGAAACGGTACTGTTGGTGTCGGTGAATGGTATTATGAAAGATTAACTTCTACTCAAAATGGTGAAACAGACTTTAACTTAGTAGATACCGACTGGTGGGAAGTCCCGGAATATTTAGAGTCCCCAAACTGGTTAGATAGCGCTTATAAAAATACTAGTAGAGATACATTCCTTCAGGAAGTTTGTAAAAAATGGTTAATTGCCGGAGATACTGTTCTCGATAAAGAATCTTTAATTGATTATCTTGTAAAAGAATGTGAACATAATCATTTTATAAATGAAAATGGGTTTAAAGAAGAAGTAAAAGGATATAATGTTTGGGCAATGCCAGAACCAGAAGTTAATTATGTTTTAACAGTAGATGTTGGAACTGGTAGTGCAAAAAACTTCTCAGCTTTTCATGTCTGGGATACTAGAACTCATGTACAGGTTGCAGAATATAAAGAAAGAATTAGCACAAATAAATTCTCTAAAATTTTAGCAAAGGTTGCAACTTATTATAATATGGCTGTTTTAGTGGTTGAAAGAAATAATCCTGGAGAAGCCGTTACTTCTGACCTTTATAATGTAATTAAATATAAAAATCTATTTCATAGAAAAAGGAAGAAAGTTCAATACCGAGATTATGGATGGGTAACCTCCCCCAAAACTAGACCTCTCTTAATAAATGCTTTAATAGATGATTATGAAAATAATAACATCAAAATCAATAGCCAAAGAACACTTGATGAGCTTCTAGGTTTTATTTGGGATGATAAAACCGGTAAAGCGAAAGCTGCTCCAGGTAATAATGATGATTTAACTCTTGCTCTCTCTATATATTGTCTTCTTAAAAATGACTTAGAAGAATATTATAAAGCAAATACCACACAGATGACTTATGAGACTAATGTTGAAGAAAGAGCTAAATTATGGGGTATATGTGAACAAGCAAGTGTAGAAAAATTCTACACTGATAATTATTGGGTTTGTAGCACTAAAACTAAAGAAAAGATAAGAAATAATATTATAGAAAAACTTGACAAAAATAAAGTTAATTAGTACATATTTTAAAGAAAAGAAAATGGAATAATTTATGCCAGTTTATGAAAATTTATCTAAAGAACAAGACAGAACAACCGGACAAGCTAAAGGTGGAATTTTTAAGAGCCTTCAGCAATGGGTTAATAAAAGAGGTTTCTTCAATAAAGAAGTTAATACTAATTCTGATGAAAGAGTCTTAACTGGTTATGAATATGACCCAGCCAAAAGAAGAGAATTTTTAGAAACTAGTAAAAGTGTTTCTGAAAGTGTAAATACCTTTTATCACAATAGAACTGAAAGATATACGGAATTTGAATCAATGGAAAGAGTTGCTGAAGTTTCTTCAGCTCTTGATTTAATCTCAGATGAAGTAGTACAGAGTGGACAAAATGGCCACGTTCTTTCTATAGATAGTAAAAACGGCGGAGTTGTAGAAGAATTAGAAAACCTATTCTTTAACATTTTAAGAATAGATAATGATGCTTGGGATAAAGCCCGGGGTATGTGTATGTACGGCGACCGGTTCGAAGAAATAGTAATTAACAGAACTGACCCAGGAATCCTTTATTTAAATTACGTTGACCCAGCTTCTATAGAAAGAGTTGAAGCTCGTCATCGTCTTATGTATTTCAGAAAACACGAAGATAGGAAGACCGATGAGAATAGAGAATACAATAGTTATATGCCAGTCGGTGGGACCAGCGGTAACTACGGAGCTTTCTATCAAGATGGACAAAGACACGACCAAACAATCCAAGCATTTAGAGTAGCTCATTTTAAAATTGAAGATGCAAGAAATAGACCTTATGGGCGCTCTTGTCTCGAAGCTGCGAGAAAAACTGTTAGACAATTAAATCTATTAGAAGATTCTATCGTAACTTACCGTTATGCTAGGGCTTCAGAAAAAAGAGTGTGGAACATTGATTGCGGCGAACTTGGCCCAGACGAAGCCATGGCTTACGTTGAACAAGTAAAAAATAACCTTAGAAAAAAACCTAAGTTTAATCCAAAATCTGGTACACTCGATTTCGAATATGACCCTCAATGTATTTCATTAGATACTAAAATTAAACTTCTTGATGGTAGAGATTTGGAACTTAAAAATATTATTAAAGAATACGAAGAAGGTAAAGAGCTCTGGACAATGAGCGCTGACCCTAAAGGCGAATATCATATTGGTAAAATTAAATGGGCCGGTGTTACAAGAAAAAATACTGAAGTTGTTAAAGTAAAGCTTGATGATGGTAGCGAACATACTGTTACTCCAGACCATAAATTTATTATGCGAGACGGAGTAGAAACTGAAGCCCAAGACCTTAAAAATGGTGATAGTTTAATGCCTTTATATACTAAAAAAACAAAATATTCAAAGCAATCTGGTTTTTACGAACATTACTTACCTCTTAATTCTGATGGTAGATATTTCAAAGGAATTCACAGATTAGTTGCTGGAGAACATTATGGGCAAGATGAAATAAAAAATAAAGTAATTCATCATATAAATATCCCTGAAAAATCTAATAACAACCCTAGTAATTTAATTCCAATGGAAACAAACGAGCATAACAGATATCATAGTGAATCGATGAAAGAGTTGTGGAAAGATGATGAATGGAGAAGTAAAAATATAGAATCTAGAAATAATTTTTGGTCTTCAGAAAAGGGTGATAAAAGAAAAGAAGAGTTATCTTCTTGGCGAACAAGACAAAATATAAAAAATAATACCATTGAAAATATGCAAGGATATAATGGTTCGGAGTTGCATAGAGAACATAATGAAATAAGAAGTGCTAGTATGAAAAGTTTTTTTTCTGATAAAAATAACAGAGAAAGATACTCAAAAGAAAAAACTATGATTTTTGATGAGTATATTTATTCAGCAATCGATAAGGCATTTAGAACTAATTGTAATAATACAGATTCTGTTTGTGATTATATAAATAATTGTAAAGATTTTTTTATACATTTAAAAGAAATAAATAAAGATAAGCCTATTTGTTCTGATTTTGATAATATGAACAGACACTTTTTATTAAGAATAATTAGAACACTTGGCTTTAATAATTTCGAAGAATATAAACACAGTCTTTTATTAAACAAAATTGAAACAGTTAATTATAATAGAGATAAATTATATAAAATATTAAATAAATCAGAAGATGCTTCTGATAGAAAAAAAAATACTCGTATGCTTTTTGATGAGTTTATTATAGCAAAATTAAAAGAAGCTACAATAAACGAAGGCAATAGTATTAATGCTACTTGTGAATATTTAAATAAAGATGAACATACTCTTAACCATCTTAGAAAAATAAATTCTAATCAAAAAATTTCAAGTAAAATAGAAAAATTTGACAAAAGAATAATTGGAAGAATTTATAATCTTTATGGACATAAATCTTTTAAAGAATATAAAAGTTCTTTAATTGTTAATCATAAAGTAATTAGCGTAGAAAAACTAAATTATAAAATAGATACTGGTTGTATAACTGTTGATAATGAATGGCACAACTTTCCAATTCTCTGTTCGAGTAATTCAAAAAATAAGAATTATGTACTAATTAAGAATTCGATTACAGAAGATTTTTTTATCCCGATTAGGACAGGAATGACAAATAATTCAGTTACCACTCTCCCAGGTGCAACAAACCTAGGTGAAATAAATGACCTCCTTTATTATAAAAAGAAACTTTTCTTTGCACTTAAAATTCCTTTAGCATTTATTGGAGAAGAAGGACTCTCTTATGCTAAATCCAATCTGGCCTTAGTAGATATTCGTTTTGCAAAATTCATAGAAAGAATTCAAAGATTCTTCGAAAAGGGCTTAGAAAAAATAGCAATTATTCATTTACTTCTTAAAAAATTCTCAGTAGAAGATGTAAAAGATTTTAAAATAAGAATGACACCGGCTTCCAATATACGAGAAAAAACTCTTCTTGAAGAAATGAGTGGAAAATTTGGAGTTATGCAAGCAGCCAAAGGTTTAGAAATGTTCCCAGATGCATGGATTCTTACAGAGATATGGGGAGCTTCTGAAGAAGAAGCGGAGAATATTATGAAACTAATGAAAATGCAAAAAGCAGGTGTTGAAACTGGTGCCCCAGGCGGCGGTGGCGGCGGAATGGGGGGCTTAGGTGGTGAATTAGGTGGTGAAATGCCTCCAGCAGGTGAAATGCCTCCAGGAGAAGAACCATTGCCAGGAGGAGAAGGTGTACCTCCAGAATCTGGTGGCGAAGAAGTTGCTGGTGGAGATGTAGCTGGAGAACCTGTTGCAGCTGAAAGTAAAGAGTTATCTGATAAAGAAAAATTTTTGATTGAAACAAATAAAAAACTTACAGAACGATTAAGTAAGATAAAAGAAGAAAAAAAGGAATTTAAGTCAGTTGCTACTGATATTCTAGATAAAAACAAAAAATTGCAAAAAAGAGTCGATTTTGAGAATGATTGGAAAAATGCATTTCATAAACTATTTGAGCAAAAAAAACTAAAAAAAATCGATGAAAAAAAAGATAATATTAAGAACTATCTTCAAGAATTTAGAAACTTTGGTGAACTTGAAGGGTTTAAGCAGTATGAGCAAGGGCTTAAACAAGTATTAACCGAAAACAAAACTCGGAGGAAAAAGTGAAAATTACTGAAAATAACTTTATAGATTTATTAAGAAAATCTGATAGCTTTATAATGCAAGAGGCATTCTCAAAAGTTAAAAATGCTAAACCGGTTGCAATCTTCGAAGAAGATAACGCAATGGTTCTTCATGATAAAAAAAATAATAATTTTTATTATGCACAATATAAAATAGAAGAAGGATTTGTTAACCTTTCTAACATAGAAACTTTTGATTTCGAAGAAATTGCCTACAAAGATATTATTAAAGAAAATGCTCTAAAAGTTTTTTCAAGTGATAGTGACGAAGCAATTAAAAATCTTAAAAATTCAGTTAAAGATATTATTACTGAATCCGCTGCTACAAATGATAAACTAACTAAAAAAGTTAAAGAACTCTTAAAAGAAGAACATATAACTTTCGTTGAAAAATCAAAATATAAAGTTAAAGATTTGAAAGAAACTGAAGAAGCTCTCGGTAAATTAAAAGAAAATGAATTCTTTACAAAATTTATTGCAAGCGCTGAAAAGAAAAAACTTACTCCTCTTATTCTTGAAGAAATAAATTGGGAAAAAGATTCCGGTAAACTCTATCAAAAAAAATTCAACTATGATAAAAAAGAAACTATCGTTGAAAGCCAAAATAAATATTCCGCTAAGGGTTTTAAAAAAGCTCAGCTAATCGCAAAAGGATATTGGAAAGATGTTGCTTTTAGAAAAAGACTTGCAGAATGTATCGAAGATAATAAAAAACTAAAACCATTTATTGAAAGATATAAAAATATTACTCTTCTTGGCGAAGACGGCTTAAAAGAAGATTTATCAAAAGCTCTTTTAGCTATAAATAAATCGAACAAAATTAGCGAACATCTAGAAACTCTCGTAAAAGTTATTAAAGAAAATTATGACAATATGCTTACTTGGGATAAACTAAATCTTAAAGAAGGCGAAGCAGTTCCGGGTTCTCCTGAAGCTGGTTCAGTTGAACCGATACCGGGTGCAGAAACAGGTGCTGAAGGTCCAACGGGCGCTCCAGAAGCGGTAGCTGGTGATGAACCTACTATTCCCGAAGAACCAACTGATATAACTGACGAACTCGGAGATGAAGAACAAATGGCAACTGAAGCTTCTGGTGAAGTTGCAATTATAAATGCTCTATTAAATACAATTGAAGATATTTTCTGGAAAGGAAATCAAGAAAATAAAGAACTTGCCAATCTCATTAAAGAAATTAGAGATATGAGAGAAAGTGGCGAGTTTGATGAACAACGCCTCGAAGAAATTTTTAAAGACTTATTCGCTGTAACCCAGCAAGTAGAGACCGCTGAAGGTGAAGAAGAAGTCGGAGAAGATGAAATAGAAGCCGGTGAAGAAGCTATAACAGGCGAAGAAGTAGGAGCTGACGAAGCTCCTGCTACTGGCCCAGAATCAGGTGTTGAAACACCACTAGAAACTTATTAAGGAGATTACAATGGGAAAAGATTTAACTGAATATTTAGAAGGAATTTTTATTAAAGAGGAAGAAGTTAAAGAACAAATTAACTTCGGCGCAGATGATGCAGGCTCTCACGAAAAGCCTAAAAAGAAAAAACATACTGTAAAAAGCCTTAGTGGTCTTAAACAAAGTATTGTCGATTGTTTAGACGATTGTGACCACAAAGCTCTTGAAAAAGTCAAGAAAGCCGTTGATAAATACAAAGAAGAAAGCGAAGACGATGATGAAGATAAAAAAGAAGAAGTTAAGGAAGAAGTTAAAGAAAATAACAACGACCATTCTTTAACTGAAGCTAAGAAAGATAAGAAAGAAGAAAAAGAAGTCGAATCAAAAGATGATGACAAAAAAGACAAAGACAAAGACAAAGACAAAGACAAAGATGAAGATGAAGATAAAAAAGATAAGAAAAAGAAAAAGAAAAAAGATGATGACGGCGATGATGATGATGATGAAGACAAAGACGATGAGAAAGATGATAAAAAATCTTCACCTAAAGATAAAATGGCCGCTCTTAGAGCAATGAAAGGAAAAGGTAGTTGTGGTGGAAAACCCAAAAAAGACGGAAGTGGCGAAGGTAAAGGAAATAAAGGAACTTCAAAACAACCAAAAAAGAAAAAAATTAAAGAAGACGCTCCTGCTGAAGGTAAAAGCTTAATGGAAGAAATTATTAGACTTTCCAATTAAGAAGGATATATGAGAAAAGAACTATTACGTCAACCAATAGCATATGAATATAAAATTTTAGCAGAAGACATTGAAATCGGTGGAGTGAAAACAAAAAAGCTTCGTGGACCATTATCGGAAGGCGACATAGAAAATCGTAACAAACGAATATATCCTAAAGGTTTATTGGAAAGAGAAGTTAATAGACTTCTCCCAGATATTGCAGCTCGTCAAGTAATTGGCGAACTCGACCACCCCGATGATTTGAAGATTCACTTAGACCGAGTTTCTCATGTTATTACAGAAGCAGCTTGGGAAGGAAACAAATTAATGGGAACTATCGAAATTTTACCACATACAAATGCTGGTAAAAGTTTACTGGGGCTTGTTAATTCTGGGATTAGACTCGGCATATCTTCAAGAGGCATGGGTTCTGTTAGAATGGATAACAGCGGAAATGGTGTAGTTCAGGAAGACCTTAAACTAATAACCTGGGATGTAGTGGCTCAACCTTCTAACTATTCCAGTTGGCTTTCATTAACAGAAAGTTATAAACCTATTTATCTTGATGAAATGGGGATTTTACCTGAAGACGTTAAAAATGCAAAACCTTCAGATATAGAAGCAATGTTTAATAAAAGCCTCAGTTTTAAGGGGATAACTTTAGATGAATTATTGCGATTAAAATTAAAAAAAATATAATAAAATTAAAGATAATAAGTAATTGCATATAAGGAGATATTTATGTTACATAACCAAAAAAGGATGAGAAGCCTTTCAAAGAAACTCTTCGAAGAAGAAACACCTGATTATGACAATGAGATGATTGATGACGAAGCCGAAGGAGATTTAGAAGATGATGAAATGCCTTCTGAAACTTATGACGAAGATGAAGAAGATATCGAAGA